GATAACATTTGTGTTCGCGCTCAATGTTTGATCCATATGAGCTTTAGATAAAAATCCAAAGATACCCATACTTGTAATAAACATGAGAAGCACAACAGCACCTACTAGGTAATACTTTACAACACGAGGAGCAATATCCCAATTACGATACACCCATGATGCCGCAACTAATTTACTTAGTTCAAGCGCAGTGCCCATGATAATGATAGGTATTGCTGCTGCAGAGAAAATAGCAACAAGGCCCACTATAGAATAGTAGGCTGCGACTGCAGATATAAAGATCGCGCTTAGTAAAGCAAGATAGTTAATCATTGACGTATTTGTCCAATTTAGATATGAAAGCTTTTATCTTCTCAGTTCGATTCGGCCAGTAAATGTATTCTTTATCTGGATTTGCCATCAAATTATTAAGAAGAGGCATGATCATGTTTCTCATACCTTCTAGTTTATCTTGTGTTTGTGATATTACTTGAGTTGTTTGTTGAAGTTCAGTCTGAAGCTGTTTCTCCATAGTCTTTAGTTCATCTTCACTAACTACCGAAAAACCAAAATCAAACTCTTCATCTAGTTCTGTTGTTTTTTTCATGAGAAAAAGTCCTGTAAAGTTGCTTTCTTTTCTGATTTCCAACCAATCGCATCAAGAATAATCTGTAGAGGATCAAGGAATGATTTCTTAAACTGAAGATCATAATCGATATAATCATCGAGGTTAAATTCTTTTGGAAGAATATTTATGAACGAGATTACATTCTCATTGATCTTATTAGGTTTACGAAGATACAAGAATTTAATCTTATCGCCTTCGTTGATCAGCTGATGTTTCTTATCAAGTTTATTCTTAACGAGAAGATCATTGAATAACAATGCACCACGAACATGGATAGGAGTTCCTTTACCATAGATCGTTGTCTTATCCATATACTTCTTCAGATCATTGATGCCTCGAGGAAATGCTGCATCAGTTGGCGATAATGTTTTAAACTCTTCACGATATTCTTTGACAGCATTTTGAAGTGCACTTTCATTTCTGTGCAAGATAATCTGTAAGAAGTCTTCAAATTTATTTCTTACAACCATCGGTGTTGAAGACTTAACCATCTCAAGACCCATAACTTTTAGTTTAGGCTTTGCGTATTGAACACCTTCTGAGTTATGCACATTTAGAATATATCTTTTCTTTGCAACCCAAATACCTTTATCTGCAAGTACTTCACGTTTCATGATCATCTTCTGCGAGAACGCATTCATCATACTCGCAAGTTCTTGATATGATTCATCAATATACGGCTGTAGTTGATTTTCACAGACTTTATCCATGAACTCAACGACCTTTACTGGTGATGGTGTTTCTTCTTTACTATACACCTTCTCAACTAATTTCTCAAGTGTAAGATAAACAGAATCGGTATCGATAGCGATAACGTAATCACTTTCAGTCTTCAATACTTTATTCATATATTCATTGAGCTTATTAGCGATCCAACGAATACTTAATTGACCAGATAAAGTAATACCTTCAGCAATACGTATATCATAATAGCGGAAGTATTGATTGCCAATCGCACCATAAGCTGAGTTCAATGCGATCTTCATACCCATCTGCAAGTTGTTTAGACGTGATATCTCTTTTTGTAGAGATTCATCTTTTGTCTTTTCATACTCTTGCTGAATCTTTAACATCTGCTTCTTGAACTTAGAACGGTCAGTGTACATCTTTTCCATCAGCTCAGGCAAGAAACCTTTTACATCCTTACGATAACACCAACCATTTGCAGCCATCGCATAATCTTGTTTCTTTATATTCTCAGTGTTGACTTCTTTATTCAAAAGCTTTTCAACATTTGCATTCACCATATAATTCTGCACCAATGTTTCAGGTGAGATGTTATATTGCATGATAAGATGAGGATACAGAGAATTTAAATCGAATGATGCAACCCACTTATGCATACCACATATTGGATCTTTAACATAAGCGCCTTCAAATGCTTCTGATTTACTTGTACGTTTCTTTTGAGGAATAACAATGTTCTTATCACGTAGATGATTATAGATGATTGCATCCCACATACGAACTTGACCAAATGTTTCTTGATAGTTGATCTTAGCGTTGTATGCCATAGTAAGAAGCAATTGAATAAGCTTCATCTTATCTTCAAGACGATCAACAAGATCTACATCTCGAATGTTATAGATTACGAACTTATTCCAATCTTTTGTATAGAACTCTTTAAAGTTCTCATACTCACTATGATCAACTTTCTTTTCACCAAGTTCTACAAAAGCGATGTGGTCAAGTCGATATGATTCTTGTGCTGTGTATGTGTATTTTTTATAGAGGTTTAGATAATCAACGATCGCAACACCAGGGATTTCATACGTGATCTCTTCATTACCACGCATATCAACAGTACGTTCATTGATCAACATCCATGGTGATAGGCGACGTGATGTACCTTCAGGCATGATGCGCTCGATACGACGAACGAGATATGGAATATCAAAGAAGTCGATGTTCCAACCAGTTACAACATCAGGATTGACTCTTTCCCAACGATCAAGAAACTTAGCGATCAAATCAAATTCATTCTTACATTCGATATACTCAGTGAATGGCTTCTTTGTTCCAGTAAATGGGCGTGAACCAAACGTTGTGATATGTTTTGTTTTATTGTCTTGAATTGTGATCAGTAATATCTCTTCATTCGCTGCTTTGATATTTGGGAAACCATCTTCAGTTGCAGTTTCAATATCTAAAGAGAAGATACGAATTAGATCAGGATCATACTTCACTTCACCTGTATATAGATCACTTATGAACTGCGCAGTATAACTTGAGTTACCGAAGATTTCAAAGTTATCTACTTCTTCATAACGAGAGATGAAGTCACGACAATCACGAATAGAATCAAATTTGATTGGATACGCCACGCGCCCGTCTAGAGTCTTCCACTCAGATTTTTCTTTTGTGGAAGAAGATAGAACATACATCGTTGGTTTATAACCGATTTTCAGCTTAAACTGAGAACCATTATCGTAGCCACGAAATAGAATATTGTTACCGTGATGATAGACATTTGTGTAAAATTTGTTCATTCAATCATTATATACTAAGTTCAATAAAAAGTACACAGGGGCTTGCGCCCCTGATTTTCTTTTACTTCGAAGGAATCGGACCTTTTCCTTGTAACCAATCGACTTCATCATCAGTCATTGGTTGCCAATTACTCATCTTCTTTTTCCTTGATAGAAATTTTCTTTGCTTTCTTAGCTTCTGGAATTAGTCTTTCTAACCAGATTTTCAGTAGACCATTAATATATTCTGCGTTCTTAATCTCTACAGAATCTGCAAGAGTAAATGAACGAGTGAAAGCACGATCGGAGATACCCTTCCACAGATAGTTGACGCTGTTGCCATCTTCTGCTTCTGAGCCGATAGTTGAACTACCCTTTACTGTAAGGACACCTTCATTAATTTCAACATCTAGCTCTTGCTTCGAAAAACCAGCAACAGCAAGTTCAATGACGTATTTGTTTTCATCAACTTTTTTGATGTTATATGGAGGATAGTTTGGAATGTTTTTTGTGAGGTCAGTATGTAGTTTTGTTAGTTTGTTGAATTGCTCATCAAAACCAACAAAGTGCTTTTCAAAGTCTTTGAATCCAGGGCCAAAGACGATACTACCTAGAGTAGGCAATGTGCTCATATGTTTCTCCTATTAAGCGAGTTTGTCAAATTGTTTCACCACCCCGAAGGCATAGTGAAGAGGGGTTTCTACTTCTGGTACCCCTCAAACCAGGCTCCCATCCCGAGGGATGTTCCTGTATCGACGATCGATACAAAATTATTTATCTCGAAGATGTCCTTCGGTATAATTTTCTAAAGCATCTAACACACAATCTTCCGTAGACAGAATGTCTTGATAGTCATCAGAAAATTTCTTTAATGCTGCTTTTTGTACAAAAATATCATCCCATCTTTGTGCATATTCATCTCTATCGATGCTTAGAGGGCGTGGTTTACTTCCTTTTCCACTCATCATCTTTCCTTATTGGTGCGAGTAGCCGGACTCGAACCGGCAAGCCGAAGCGGAAGATTTTAAGTCTTCTGAGTTTACCAATTTCTCCATACTCGCTTTATTAATGGAGCGGGTGATCAGGTTCGAACTGACGACATTCTGCTTGGAAGGCAGACGCTCTACCAACTGAGCTACACCCGCATTAAGCTGCTAATACAGACTTCAAACGATCTGCTGCGTATGAAGCTGCAAATGCTCTTGGCTTCACCATCGGTTCAACATTACATGTACCTTTGATATATCCAATAGCTTGTTGTACTACACAAGAAGATCCATAACGTTGGTCTGGATTAATATCTAGATGAACTTCAACGTGTCTATCTTCTAGAACATCAGATAATTTATGAAACATCTCTGATACTCTATATACTTCATTCATTAATCGTAAAGCTGGTTTATCTTTACGTTGGTCATAATCTCTTTCACGATCAAACTCACCGAAGATCTTACATCCATGACGACCATCAATATGAACAACTATAGCAATAGTATAATCTGCATACCAAACATTATTGATCATCGAACGTTCTGAATCTGCACCTAAATATATTTTAGTTTCTGGTGATTGACTTCTAATATACTCTTTAACTTCTTCGATGTTTATTTTTTTCACTATATTTGCTCTATGGCTACGGTGGAGGGAATCGAACCCCCATCATTGGTTTTGGAGACCAAGGTAATGCCTTTATACGACACCGTAATTAATTGGTGGGGGATGACGGGGTCGAACCGCCGACCTTCGCCTTGTAAGGGCGCAACTCTACCAACTGAGCTAATCCCCCATAACATTGGTCTGAGTGGAGAGGATCGAACTCCCGACCTCCTGCTCCCAAAGCAGGCATTCTACCAGGCTGAACTACACTCAGATTATTTTTTAGTTGGATCTATTGGATCTAAAGTTGGCTCAATATGTTGAAGAGGTTTCTTTTCTTCATCATGAAAACGTGATGAGGCAACTTCTTTCCATGTGTTAGGAATCACAGTCCAATTAAATGGTTTCCACCATCGATGAATCATGTTATTAACGACTAACACACCTCCCACAATAACAACGATGCCAACACTAATTAATAAAGTGCTTGTCAAAAATATAGATGCTTCAGTGATTCCCATTTCATTTCCTCATATATGGTGCCGGTTGCAGGACTCGAACCCACCACCTGATGATTACAAATCAACTGCTCTACCTGATGAGCTAAACCGGCATTAATTAAATTGCTTCTTTCAGTATCTTTCTTGCCGTCTTCTGTACTTGCTCTTTACTACTTAAACCTAAGATGACTACACCGTAGCTTTCATCACCTTTATGTACAAACAACACTAAGCATCTTCCAGCTGGATTTGTGAATCCAGTTTTCGATATCTCAATCTCAGTAAAATCATCTAAAAGCTTTTTACTTGTATTGTTGACAGTAACTGTTTTATTGTTACTTGTTTTCTTTTTCTTCTTCTTTACATATACATTTATTCTATACTCAGGCGATGATGCTATCTGTTTTATCTTTGGATACTCATGAGCTTTAATAAGCAAAGTAACCAAATCTTTAGCAGTAGAAAGATTCCATCTACCAAGACCAGATGGATCTTCATATCGAGTGTCATGCATCCCTAACTCTTTTGCTTTTGTATTCATCTGACGAACGAATTCTTCTCGTCCGCCATATGGATAACTTTC